CTTTAAGAATTGCTGACAGCCCTGTGGGAAGTACAGACAGTGGGGCAACTGACTCTGGCGCAGTGCAAAAACAAAGATTACAGGTGGACACTAGAAAATGGCTTTTGTCAAAGTTAGCCCCTAAAAAATGGGGTGACAAGTTAGAGCTTTCGAGTGACCCAGAAAATCCATTGCTACAAAAAATTGAGCGTGTGATTGTAAAAAATGGGTAAAACCCTGCAAATCCAGACACCTGAATGGTGCTTGCCATTGCTTGAGCCAGCACGATACAAGGGCGCATGGGGTGGTCGAGGTTCTGGCAAATCCCATACCTTTGCCGAGATGATGATTGAAGGCCACATACTTGACCAAAAGCGCAGAAGCGTTTGCGTGCGGGAAATACAGAAGTCACTAAACCAGTCTGTAAAGCGGCTGCTGGAAACTAAGATTGAGGCGATGAACGCTGGCGCTTACTTTGCCGTACAGGATTCGGTAATCAAGTCCAAAAAGGGCGATGGGGCGATTATTTTCCAAGGGATGCAGAATCACACCGCCGACAGTATTAAGTCGCTTGAAGGGTACGACTGCGCTTGGGTAGAGGAAGCCCAATCATTAAGTCAAACCAGCCTTGACCTACTTAGGCCAACAATCCGCAAACCCAACAGCGAGTTGTGGTTTACATGGAATCCACGCCAGCAATCCGACCCAGTGGATTTTCTGTTGCGTGGCCCTGAACCGCCAGCGGATGCACAAGTAATCAAGGTTAACTTTGGTGAAAACCCGTGGTTTCCACAAGTCCTGAAGGACGAAATGGAGTACGACAAGCGGCGTGACCCTGATAAATATCAGCACGTTTGGATGGGTCAGTACCTACGCAACAGCAGCAGCAGAGTATTCAGAAACTGGAAGATTGATGAGTTTGAAGCACCAGAAGATGCCATTCACCGACTTGGCGCAGACTGGGGTTTCTCAGTAGACCCGACTGTATTGGTGCGATGCCACATTATTGGGCGAACCCTGTACATTGATCATGAGGCGTACATGGTGGGCTGTGAGATTGTCAACACGCCTGAACTATTCATGCAAGTACCTGAGGCAGAAAAATGGCCTATCGTTGCCGATTCAGCCAGACCCGAGACCATCAGCCACATGAAGCGCAATGGCTTTCCTAAAATAATGACTGCAGTCAAAGGGCCAAAGTCGATTGAGGAAGGCATAGAGTTTTTGAAGAACTACGACATCGTGGTTCACCCTCGCTGTATCCACACCATTGACGAACTGAGCCTGTACAGTTACAAATCAGACCCATTGACTGGGCGTATCTTGCCCCAGCTGGAAGACAAAAAGAACCATGTCATTGATGCTTTGCGTTATGCCTGTGAAGGCATCAGGCGGTCAGCGGTCACAAAACCAGCTACATTTACGCCATTGCCCAATGTCAAACGCTGGTAGATAATCGCCTAAAAGGACAAACATGGCACGAATACCCAACGATCAACGCCTTGCTAATGTGCACGCTGAAGCATTACGGCAGTTCAACGATATACAAACCGCATTGCGTGATGAGCGTTTGCAATGCTTGCAAGACCGTAGATTTTATTCACTGTGTGGCGCTCAATGGGAAGGCCCACTCTACGACCAATACGAAAACAAACCCAAGTTTGAAGTCAACAAAATCATGTTGGCTGTTATTCGTATCGTCAACGAATACCGCAACAACCGCATCACAGTCGATTATGTGAGCAAAGATGGCACAGAGAACGACAAACTGGCTGAAGTCTGCGATGGGTTATATCGTGCTGATGAACAAGCATCCGTGGCTGATGAGGCTTACGACAACGCATTTGAAGAAGCCGTAGGCGGTGGCATTGGTGCATGGCGTTTGCGGACAGTCTACGAAGACGAAGAAGATGACGAGGATGACCGTCAGCGCATACGCTTTGAACCCATTTACGATGCCGACAGTTCAGTATTCTTTGACTTGAACGCCAAGCGGCAAGATAAGTCAGATGCTGATTTTGCTTTCGTGGTCACCAGCATGACCCGTGAAAGCTACAAAGAAATCTACAACGATGACCCGACAGATTGGCCTAAGATCATTCACCAGTACGAATTTGACTGGTCAACGCCTGATGTGGTGTTTGTCGCTGAATATTACAAAGTCGAAAAAAAGACCGAGGTTATCCGTATCTTTGAAACGATTGATGGTGAAGAAGAACGCTACTCACAAGCAGACTTTGCCAACGATGAAATGCTAGAAGAAACCCTAACTGCGGTCGGCAGTCGTGAGGTGCGGCAAAAACGTATCAAGCGAATGAAGGTTCGCAAATACATCATGTCGGGCGGTAAGGTTCTGGAAGATGCTGGCTATATTGCTGGCAAGTGCATCCCGATTGTGGTGGTCTACGGCAAACGCTGGTTTGTGGACAACATCGAACGCTGTATGGGTGCGGTCAGGCTTGCCAAAGATGCGCAGCGTTTAAAGAATATGCAGCTTTCCAAACTGGGCGAGATAAGCGCACTGTCCAGCATCGAAAAGCCGATCATGACCCCCGAGCAAGTAGCTGGGCATCAAGTGATGTGGGCTGAAGACAATTTACGGGATTACCCCTATTTGCTTATAAATCCCGTTACTGGACCAGATGGCAACACACAAATCAGTGGTCCTGTAGCTTACACAAAATCAGCACAAATCCCACCAGCGATGGCTGCACTGTTGCAGATTACCGAACAGGATATGCAAGACATCTTAGGTAACCCGCAAGGTGCAGACAAGATGGTTTCAGGCGTATCAGGCAAGGCCGTAGAGTTGATTCAAACCCGTGTAGATATGCAGACATTCATCTACATGAGCAACTTTGCCAAAGGCATGAAGCGATGCGGTGAGATATGGCTGAGCATGGCGAAGGAAATTTACACCGAAGACAAGCGGAAGATGAAGACGATTGCCCCTACTGGTGAAGCTGGCATGATCGAATTGATGCAGCCAATGATTGACCAAGAGACTGGCGCAATGAAGATGGAAAACGATTTAAGCGATGCAACCTTTGATGTTGTGGCGCAAGTCGGGCCATCCAGTAGCAGTAAACGTGCGGCAACGGTCAGGGCTTTGACTGGAATGCTTCAGATTACCCAAGACCCAGAGACCGCACAAGTGCTGACTGCAATGGCAATGATGAACATGGAAGGCGAAGGCGTACAGGATGCCAATGCTTATTTCCGTAAGAAGTTACTGCGCATGGGTGTGGTCAAACCAACTGATGACGAAGCGCAACAGCTTATGGCTGAAATGCAAGGTCAACCGCAAGACCCGAATTCAATGTATTTGCAAGCCGCAGCTGAAAATGAAATGGCAAAGGCAGCCAAAGCAAGAGCCGACACTGTAGAGACGGTTGCAAATGCAGAGCTGAAACGTGCCCAGACGCTGGAAACTTTAGGCAAGGTTGACCAAACCGCACAGGATATGTCGATCACCAATGCCCGTGCCGTTGAAGAAATTTTGCAAAGTCAAATTGTGAGACCTAATTTAACATCTGGTTCACAAGTGATGATTGAACCGGAGGTATAAGTATGGTTGATTTGCGTGAAACAGCAATTGACCCACAAATAGATTTTATGCAGATGATGCCTAATTCTTATGCGCCGAATCAAGTAGTGCCAACTAATACCGCCTCAACTAGTTTAGCTGATGAACAAGAAGAACAATTTCAAAATTGGATTAAGTCTACAGGTTGGTACAAAGAATTTAAAGAAGAATATAACGAAGAACCTGATCTTAATGATTCTGAATATGATTATCGTGCGGCATGGAAAGCAGGTATTCAGCCTGAACGAGACCCCTACGATAAAAACAGATTCCATTGGCCATCATCTTTGCCAACTGGTGAAATGTTGAAGTCACCAACTCACCCAACGGCATGGAAAGAACAATTTATGCGTCAAACAGGAAAAAATCCTGATGCAATAGGCATAAAATCTTCGCAGGAGGCGGAAATATATCTTCAATCTATACCTTTACAAAAGCAAAAATATCAAACATTGCCAAGTACAGAATTCAATAATACAAAGTTTAAAACATGGAATGCAGATGCAGCACAACAAGCAAAACTCACTGACGCATTGCTGGCAGCGACACGCCTTGATGAGATACGTGCAGGAGGTAGAACAGTCTGGGAAGGTAAGCCGGGAGTTCAATTCACAGCAGGTGACCTCTCAGCTAAGGTTGCAGCAGCAATGGCTGATCCACGTACTGCTCGGTTGATGACTGACACTAAGAAGATGATGAATGACTTCGCTAACTATGCGTATGAAGCAGGAGTCATCGACGCAGAGACACTGGCTAAGTGGAAGAACAAAAATCCAAACTACATACCACTGAGATACAACTACGTAGACGATGAGCCTAATCTACTGCAATCACTATACGACACTGATCCCGGTCTGAAGACAGAAGTTGAGTTCTTTAGAGCACGCGACATGGAAGCAGGAGTGAGAGCAGGAGAAGCTACTGAGCCTTTTGTGGTGTTGCCTGAGTACATATCTAAGGTACTAAGATACACTGAGACGAACCGTATACGTAGAGATGCTATTGACATCATGCTCGATGCCGATCCATTAGATGCTAACGGTAACAAGGTCATTCAGAAAGTCGGCAAGCCTACATCACCGAGCAATGATATAGTAGCTGTGTCACGTAATGGTAAGACAGAGTGGTACAAGATCAGTGATGGTGGAGTGGCTAGTGCTCTACGCTTCTCACCACAGAACCTGAGTAACATACTCAATACAACTCGTCGTATAGGCCAACAGTTCACTACTGGATATGCTAACCCTGCGTTCGCTCCTGTATCTGCTGCCTACGAAGCCTTCACTGCTGCACTGACTACAGGTAAGGGTAGAGGACTCGGCCCACTAGATGAGATACTATCTTATGTAGGAGCACCGACACTCGGTAAGTTCGATCCTTC